CATACAGGCCAGCAAACGGCGGCGAGTAGATCGAAAAGTGAACCGACTCACTCGGCAGATCCTGCATCACTTCAATGCAGTCCCCGTTGTAAATCGCGTAGCGGTCAGTAATCACAGCCATGATGGAAGCTCGATAGGTGCGGTGTTGTACTGTTTGCGCTCAATACTGAGCGAGTTGTTCATTTCGGCCACAAGATTGCCGAACATACGCTCAGCCTGTTGCCGTTTGCGGTTTAGGTTTTCCATAATGCGCCGCTCGCCTTCGGTCAAGATGATGTCAACCGTAACAGGGCGTTTCTGGCCAAATCTCCAGCAGCGTCTTACCGATTGGTAATACTGCTCAAAGCTATGAGAGGGAAAGTAGGTGACGTGATTGCAAATCTGGAAATTCAATCCCCACGCGCCGATCTTGGGTTTCGTGATCAGCACACGAGTGCGGCCTTCCGCGAAATCAATCAGCCGCCTTTCTTTCAGCTCATCCTTATCCTTGCCGGACACCTGAACTGAATCGGGAATCAGCTTTTGCAGTAGATCACCCTCTTCGTTCAAGTGACACCACACCAAGGCTGGTTGGCCGGTATCGGCGACCATGCCTGCAACCATCTCGCAACGCTCGGCAACGGTGCGCTTTTTCTCTGCACGTTGCTCGCGCAGATCAGTTGCCGGGATGGCAAACAGCATTCCCTCCGCGACGGTTGCTGTTTCGATCAAATGATCCGCCTCGATCAAATCTGGCAGCACAAATCGGCCATCATTAAAGCCAAGGTCTGACGGCTTGCGGCACGCCCTAGCCCAGCTGGTCACCCAGCGCCAGAACGGCAGTTCTGCATGGCCCTTAAAGCGCCACTTAGGAGCTTCGCCGCACATCCGCCGGCTGGTCAGATTGTTCTGGTCATTCTTGAAGAATCGAGCCAGCATGTCCATGTGACCCATGTAGCCAAGGGCTTCGCTACTGGTGCCAAGTTCGATGAAATCATTCGGCGCTGCTGTTGCAGTTGCAAGCAATCTGTAAGGCACCTTGCGCATGAAATCAGTGATTTCGTTGCGCCGCGATCCATCAAACGACTTAAGGATGCTGCTCTCATCGCACACAACGCCGGCAAAGTCGGTGGAATTGAACGCAGAAAGCCTCTCGTAATTAGTAACGACAATCCGACCCGGCACGCTGCCGTCACTGCTGCGGTGGCATTTGATGCCGAACTTCTCGCCTTCGCGGATGGTTTGTGCTGCTACGGCTAGCGGCGTCAAGATCAGCACCGGCCGGTCGGTGTAGCGGGCCACATTCTCCGCCCATGTGAGCTGCATTGCCGACTTGCCGAGTCCGCAATCAGCGAAGATCGCCGCGCGGCCTTTGCGTACCGCCCACTCCACCAGCGACCGCTGGAAATCAAACAGCTGATCAGGCATGAACACCGGCTCAAAGCCATGCTCAGCGCCGACCTGCAGCTTTCGATCTAGGAACTCTGAGTAGCTCGCCATCAAACCTCCGGGCAGCGCTTGCGGGCAGCATCCATCGCAGCGGCGCCATCAGCGCGGACGGTTTCACCGTGGCGCGTCACGGTCGCAGTGGGTGATGGTGCCTGCGAATCCCAGGCGTATTCCACGGCCTGGCGGATGGAATCACGCAGGCTGGTACCTTGCAGCCGCAGCAGGCAGAACCGTGCGGCATACAGCTCAGGGTCAACAGCACCGGCATGAGCGCAGGCCGGTAGCAGCAGTGCCGCCGCAGCGGCAGCGAGGGTAAGTCTTCTCATCGGTTGAGCAGTTGGGATAAGCCGGGATTGGGTGCGGCTCCCGGTTGGCCGCGTTAATCAGTCCATGTTGTTGCGGATCAGCTCGCGGGTCGGATCGTCTGAGCGGTGGTTGAAGTCCACGATGCAAGATCCGTAACCGGTGCCCCACCAATCCCAGCCGAGGATTTCAGATGCCACTTCAGCCGCTTGGTGAGTCCGCTTGCGGTCAGCCCATTCGACGCGGCCATTAGTCAGGTAGCCGATCTCAACAGTGCCGCGACCTTGCTCAATGATGGCGTCCATCGGAAAACCGGCCTCGCGAAGGGTCTTGAGAACGGTGCGGGTTGAAGGAGTGCGGATCATGGCTCTCGGTTCGGGATGTGCAAATCATACCACCCTAGGCAGCCGTGTGCAATCGGACTCGGCGGATGCTGTGCGGTTCAGCTCACCGCAGCCGGTTAAATGGCCGATGATCTTGGGATGGGTCATTGCAGTTGGTCCCGCTTGCCGGCATTGCAGTCACGGCACAGCACCTGCAGATTGCTCGGCTCATTGCTGCCGCCCTTGCTGACCGGGTGGATGTGGTCGATCTCAAGCTTTGCGCCGTCTTGCGCCGTAGCGCCGCACATCTGGCATCGGTAACCGTCGCGCTTCAACACTTGGAAGCGGATGCTCGGTTTGATGGGCTGGCGTTTTGGTTTTTCTTCTTCTGAAATGGTTATATCAGTCCATTCAACATAAGTTTGACCTTTATGCTGATAGATAGACAAAGAAGAAATTGCCGGGCAACTTTCACAGCCAAATCCAATTACCATGCCACCCCTGCGGGGGCTAGGGCAGCCATCCATCAAAGAATTGCTTTCTTGAACAACTCTTAAGGATTCTTCTTCTTCTAAAGAATGTTTTTGAATAAAGACAAGACTACCCCTTTTTGAGTCTTCCTCCCTGTCAAAATAGGCAATTCCATGATGATGCAAATAGTCGGAACCGCAAGAAGGGCAAATTAGCGGCTCGTCATCTCCAAAAGGATCCTGAATTGGTAGCTCCATTGTTTTGGCCCGTGTGGCCTTGACACGGTATCGCAATCGTATACGCTTGTCAAGCCACCACCATGACCCATGCCACTGGCACGACCTATTCCGCTCCGGCTGACGCCGGAGCAGTTGCGCTGGCTTGACGCTTGGCGCGGCGCCACCATATCCCGCAATGCCGCCATACGCATCCTGTTGGACCAGGCGATCCGTCAGCAGCAGCGCGAGCAGGCATGAAGGAAATTGACTTTGACGAAGCTCGCCGGTTCATCAGCATCCTCGGCAAGCCGGCTGGCACCATTCGCCTGCGGGCATTCCTCCATCGCGAGCACCCGGACAAGGCAACCGACAAGGGCCGCAAGGGTGGTGCATCAAAATCGCTGATCCGGCAATGGCAGTCTGAAGGTCGTGGCGTTTATGTCGTCGTCAACGACGGCGGTGACACCAACGACTCCATCACCGCCTGCCGTGCGTTCTTCGCCGAATGGGACGATCGCCCACGTGAATGGCAGCTAACCGCATGGCAGGAGCTTGGACTGCCTGAGCCCACCTTTCAGATCGACACCGGCGCCAAGTCAATCCACAGCTACTGGGTGCTCCAAGATCCGATCACCCCAGCGCATTGGTCGTTGGTGCAGACGCGGTTACTGGACTACTGCGACGCAGATCGCAGTATCAAAAACGTCTCCCGCGTCATGCGCCTGCCGGGCAGTTACTACGCCCTAGCTGATGGCAGTCTCGGTGAGATGTGCGTCATGGTCGCCAGCGGCGGCGCTCGTTACACCGTCGATCAGATCGAATCATGCTTGCCGGAGGAGGAGTTCTACCTCCATCAGCGCAAGGCGGATTCCTTCGCTGATCACAGCAGCCGCAGCATGGCGGAAGTGCGCGAGGCGCTGGCCTGCATCCCGCAGCGGCGATCAGGCGACAACACCTATGAGAAGTACCGCAACATCCTCTGGGCGCTGAAAAAGGCCTGCATCGAAGCCGGTGGCACCGAAGACGACGCCATCGCTCTGATGGAAGACCACAGCCCAACTCGCGTCAGCGGCTGGGGTGTTCGTCAAGTCGCCACATCCGGCGGTGATCACATCAACGCTTCAACCTTCTGGTACTGGGCGCGGCATCACGGTTGGCGGCCGCCGCTGCCGGCGCGGGTGGTGACGCCGCGCACTGCTGTCGCTGATGCCGGTTCTGCAGTGGATCCCGGCGAAGTGGTCAATCTGCAGCTGTACGACAAGACCGGCACCGACTGGCTGGACTTGACTGTGCAGCATGTATTCCGCCATCCGCAGCAGCGCTGGCTTTGCGCTGATGGCATCCTCCACCTATGGAGCGGCACGCATTACGAACCGAAGCCCGATGAAGAGCTGGCGCCTGAAATCGCCGCGTTCTTGTCCTTGTTGCATGTCATCCCCGAGCGCAGCGGTGAACCGACCTACCCATGGCGCCGACCGCGCTACGTGGATGAAGCGCTGCAGTGGATGCGGCGGCTACTGAAGCCAGTAGCCGTCAACCCATCCAACGCGATCAACTGCCGCAATGGTGTCGTCAGCTGGTCATGGTCCGGCCGGAAGCTTGAAGTGCAGCACGAAGCCCATCACCCTGATCAGCACTTCACCTACGTCACAGGCTACGACTACGACCCCGACGCCGATGGGCAGCATCTGTTCCGGTTGCTTGATGCCGCCGAGCAAACCGACAAGGACACAATGCAGCGGATCCTCGGCAGCGGCCTGGATCTCACCAAATACCGCGCTACACGTGGTCGCCCGCGTGCAGTGCTCATGATCGGCGAAGGCTCCAATGGCAAGGACACCATCCGCACCGCGCTGCGTGACACGCTCGGCAGTCGTAACTTCACCTCATGCACGCTGGCTGATTTCCGCCAGTACGACCAAGGTCGCAAATTCCCGATCGCGCCGCTGCGTGATGCGTCGGTGAACTGGAGCAGTGAAAACTCACAGTTCGTCAGCATCGACAACTTGCAATCACTGA